CATCATGTCCTGTGCCTGACCGATGGTCTGCAGAGGGCCATAGAACCAAGGATACTTCAGCTTCTCCATGACGCCACGGCGGACGAGCATCCACCCCATGCCTGCATACGACACCGGCAGATACTGCTCCTCGAACACGGTCGTCGCCTTGACAAACTCGAACGTGCCATTCTTCTTGAAAAACTCCTCGTCCCACTCCTTCACCACCGCGTAATTCTCCATGTCCTCCATCATGTACAGACCGGCCGTCACGTCGTGCGGGCTCTCCAGAATCTTCATGAAATCGTCCGGCTTGAACACAATGTCAGAGTCAATCCACATGACGACATCATAATCCACCTTGCCCTGGAATGGCTTCTGCTCGGGACCGGCCAGTACATCACCACCGAGACACTTGGCACGCGCAAAGTGCACCACCGACGAGTAGTTCTGGGACACCATGCACTGATGTCCCTTTGCCGTCGCTTGCATCATCAGCTCCGTCCAACTCATCAGAAACTCACGGCTGTACTCCTTGCCCGGTAGTGCGAAGATGACCTTCATTTTCTAAAAATATATAAACTTTTTTGTTTAACTGTGATTTGTGAAGACTTACTGCTACCATGGTCCTCAGAAAAAACAATTTATATATTTATTTTTTTGGATCTGTAAACAGTTGTTACAGAATTTATTTTAACGCGTATGAAAAAAAAAGTATAAAAACTTTTTTATAAAAACAATTGTTATAAAACTTTTTGGATCCGTATCACTCAAAATAATTTATATATTTATTTTTTTGGATCTGTAAACAGTTGTTACAAAACTTTTTTAAATAATTGTTACAGAATTTATTTTTACACATCTGGAAAAAAAAGTATAAAAACTTTTTTAGATATGGCTCACTCAAAACAATTGTTACAAAACTTTTTTAATTTTACACATCTGGAAAAAAAAGTATAAAAACTTTTTATATGATGACTCACTCCTTTCAAATGAAAATATATTTTTAGGTACGGTCGAGCAGGGAGCCACCGATACCGTTAGCGATGCTGTAATCGCGCATCTGGGAAAGCACGAAATCCTCGTCGCCGCACAGACCGCCTGGGGTCATGCCCATGGTGTAGTAGGCAGCCTCCTTCTGTGGGCCTGGCACACACGCCAGGCTGGGCTTGATGTCACCCAGCTGACGGGGGTCGCGACCGGTACCCTTGATGGAAATGTCCTGTGGCTCCATAACGTGTGGGACGTAGTAAGATGCCGGGCGGGCGAGCTGGTACAGGATGGCCAGCAGCAGACCGATGATAATGGCGTGAGTCAGAACTTTGCCGTACTTCATTATATAATAAAGTACAATTTTTTTTTGCGTTAAAGTTTTGACAATACTTTCTCCTAAAGTCATAGAGATGGCTACTGAGATTACGTTTGATACTGGAGACTCGGCTGGACATTCCATCAACCTTAGTGCCGATGACCAGACCCTGCTCGATGAGATTTCTATCCGCCCTGCTGATAAGGTGATTCAGGCCAAGGCTAAACCAAGCCGCCCCCTGCCTTTCATGCGCAGCCGCCCACGTGTCGTACAGGAGGAGGACCCCAACCTGGATGCATTCATGAATCCGGACAAGCGTACTGCCCAGTCTGCCCCTATGGCGGAGGAGTGGGACGGTCAAGAGGAGGGCGAGGAGGGCCCTGAGGAGGGGGGTCAGTACCAGAGCAGCGGCCCACAGATGCCCTCCGAGGGCTACAAGACCATCGAGGATGAAAAGGCGGACCTGCTGAACAAGATTGCCCGCCTGGCAAAGAAGGGTCTGAACACCAACGCCCGCCTGACCAGCTACAGCGACATCGAGGAGATTCGCACAGAGTACAAGCGCCTAATGTACGGCATCGAGGTTGAGCGCTCCATCAAGTTCCAGCGGCGCATGCTCATCGCGACCGTCACCGGCCTGGAGTTTCTGAACAAGAAGTTCGACCCGTTCGACCTGCAGCTCGATGGCTGGTCCGAGAATATGATGGAGAATTCAGACGATTATGACGGTGTGTTCGAGGACCTGCACAACAAGTACAAGAACAAGATTGAGGTGGCACCAGAGGTGAAGCTCATTATGATGGTTGGCGGCTCGGCCATGATGTTCCACCTGACCAACAGCATGTTCAAGGCGGCCATGCCCAGCATGAGCCAAGTTGTGAACCAGAACCCCGAGCTGGTCAAGAATATGATGGATGCAGTACAGCGGACGCAGAACCAGCAGAACCAGGGTCCGCCACAGCCAGGCCTGCGTCGTGACATGCAGGGGCCCGGTATGGACATCTCAGCTCTGATGGGTATGATGGGTCCTCCGCCTCCACAGAATCGCCCAGTAGCGCCACGTGAGCAGCGCGGGGACGATACCGAGTCCGTGTCAGACATTGTCAGCGTCGACGACCAGACGGTTCGCGACGTGTCTCTGCCGGCCGAAGGAAAGGCGAAGCGTGGCCGCAAGCCAAAGGCGACCGGCAAGAAGGAGGTTTCGTTCTAGCTAGGGAAAGAACTTTTCTAATGTAATAATATGCAAGGGCTCTCATATGCCCCCTTTGAAATGGACTTGGGTCCTCCAGTCCAGATGATGATGCCTTCGAGCCCGATAAAGACCGATCGGACCGAATGCAATTATCTTGTCATGTTTTTTGTCATGGGTGTTGTCCTCCTCGGCATCAGTGACTCCATGTCTGATTAGAACTTTAGCACGCGGCGAACACGGGGGCCACGCTTCGCACCAGCATTGCTGCGCTTCTTGCGCATACCAACGCCCATTGGGTTGGGCAGGTTCCAGCTGACCGCCTTGCGAGGGCGGCCGCGGCCACGTGCCGGCTTGGGGCTGAACATCTGACCCAGGTACGGGTTGCGCTTCAGGCGCACCACCATGCCACCCTGGCGCGGGGCGTATGCCGCACGCTTGCCACCGACGTTCTTGCGCTCCTTGCGGTTGAACTTGGGGCGGATAGGGCTGGGGATGGCCAGCAGGTTCTTGACATACTTGGTGGCGCGCTCGGTGCCACCTGGGCTCTTGTGGAGCTTCGCCTTGGGGTTGTACGACATACCCTTGGCGGTACGGACAAAGTACTTACCGGTATCTGAGCGGAAAATAACGCGACGCTTGGTGTTCAGGAAACCGGTGTTGGTTGGAGACATTATACTATTGATTTTTATTTTTTTTGCTGACCCGAAGGGTCCTAAATCATACACTTGTTCGGTCTGAGCTCCTTCTTGGGCGCAGGCCGACCATCGACATCAAACCCCGACTCGTGATACATCTTCAGTCGCTTGTTATACATTGCCCACATGACAGACCAGTGGTCCACCATGTCATAGATGACCGGGTCGTTCTTCTTCCCCTTGGTTTCACGCATGATGCGCCCTACAGCCTGCTTCACATCAGAATGTGGCGTGCTCAGGAGGACCGTGTCGAGCGCAGGTATATCCAAACCTTCATGTGCCAGTGTAAATGTAGCCACGATAACCTGTGCCTTGGCCGACTCTGTCAGCTCCGCCTCTTTCATCCCACCTATATACAGTGCCGACCCCTCGATGTGCTCATTCAGCCATGCGCAGTGACCTCTCCGGTCTGATAGAATTAATATTTTTCTTTTTTCTTTTTTTAATTTTTCGATAGTGTCGAGTATCAGCTGGTTGCGACCCGGCAGCTCGACCAGCTGGTTGACCACCTCGGCCAGGCTCACCTTTCCGAACCGGGTGCATGGTGGGGCCGACCTGTACTCCTGGCAGTCAAACTGGAGAGGCACCACCTTCACCTGTGCCTGATTCTCCCGTTCGACCGTGAAAAAGTTGGGGCCCATAAACCAGTAGAGCAGACGAGTCAGTCCATCCTTGCGGTCGGGTGTTGCCGTCAGACCGAGCGTATACTTGGGGCAGAGCTTGAACATGAATTGCGAAAATGCTGGAGCGCCGATATGGTGCGCCTCGTCCACAATCACCAGACCGATGCTGTCAAAAGCTCCCGGCTCGTGCTCGCGGATACACATCGTCTGAATCATGGCAATCACAAAGTCGTTTTCGAGTTCGAGCTTGTCACCCTGTACACGGCCGATGGTTGCACCCGGGCAGAACTCGCCAATCTTTTCGGCCCACTGGTTCGCGAGGAACTCCTTGTGTACGACAATCATAGTTCGAACACGGAGATGGGCAGCAATGGCCAGAGCACAGGTCGTTTTCCCGAATCCACAGGGGAGCGAAAGAACTCCTCCGCCGTCAGCTTCGAAAGATGCTTTTGCTCGTTCAACCGCTTCTGGTTGTCGCGTCGCCTCTCGCAGAACACCGCTGAACCGAATATCAGCATGAGCAGGCCTGGACCTCTGGTCGGTGGTAGGGGGACCGAGCTCGCTACAGCCAAAGTACCTGGGAATAATGAGCCCCTTGGACGTCTCTCTGAAAACCTTAAACGATGGTGGGCGTATACCCATCGCATTCTCAACTGCTCTAACAGTGAGTTTCTTTTTTATTTCTATATTTTTTTCCGTCAAGTACCCAGTATTTGTCAACATACTATACTAGAGGTGAACTTCTTAAACTGATAATGATATGGTATATGTTACCGCCCCAGTACTTCTTATCCAGTATAACTTCAACCGTCTCATTCAGCTGTAATTCCTGAATGGGACGAATGCCCGATACTTTACACATGACCCTCCCATACCGCCATGGCACCTTGGCACGAATCACTTGGCCATCAATTTCTAAATTTATATATTTTCTACCTTCGACATCGTACCATGGGGTTGTGATTCTGGCCATCATCATTAATTTTTATAAAGTTTTTTTATTTATGAAGTATACGCTTCTGGAGCACCCTCATCGACATAATTTTCCTCCTCGTACGCCTCGGTCTCATCCTTGTAGCTTTCTTTTTCGTAAGTGGCCATTTCCTCC